TATATCTAGACAGATACAATCTAGAATTGATGAAGTTACATTAGATAGAATATCTTCTGTAGTTATTAGAGATAAATCACAATACAGATTATTTTATCCAGTAACAGCTACAGGACAATTATCATCAAAAGGAATTATAGGGGTATTGAAAAATAACCCTAACACAGGATCTATAGGATTTGAATATGCAGATATAGTTGGTGTTAAACCAGCTTGTACAGATTCAGATTTTATAAGTAATGTTGAGACACAAGTATTTGGTGGTTATGATGGTTTTATATATAAAATGGAATCAGGTAATACATTTGCAACAGGTGCAACAACTACAACTATACAGGCAGTATATAGATCACCAGATATGGTAATGGGTGACCCAGGATTAAGAAAGTATATGCAAAGAGTTAATCTAAACTATGAAGGTGAAGGAACAACTATTGATGCAAACTTAGCTCTTAGATATGATTATGATGATCAAAATACTCCACAACCAGCAAAAATAGCATTACCTAGTGTAGGTGGTGCAGGAACATATGGAGCAGCTAAATATGGTCAAGCATTATATGATGCATCAGGTGTTCCATTAGTAAGACAATCAGTAGAAGGTTCAGGATTTGCAGTAGCACTACAGATAGATGATCAAAATAGTGCAGACTCATTTTCAGTAAAAGGCTTTCAATTAGAATTTACCCCAGGAGGAAGAAGATAATGGCAGGCTATTCAGCACGACAATCCAGCTTTACAACAGGTGATACTATCACTGCTGCTCACAGCAATGATGAGTTTAACCAAGTACTAGCTGCATTTCACGCAACAACAGGACACACGCATGATGGCACTGCGGGTGAAGGTGGACCTATTAGTACACTTAGAGATGCAGATGCTAATAACAAAGTATTAGTTGACTCTACAAATAATCATTTAGAATTTTATGTTGAAGTATCATCAGCAGCAGTACAGCAAGTAAGAATACAAGATGGTGCTATTGTACCTATTACAGATAATGATATAGATTTAGGAACTTCCTCTCTTGAATTTAAAGATTTATATGTAGATGGCACAGCACATATTGATGCTATTAATTTTAATGGTACGGCTATAAGTGCTACAGCAGCAGAACTAAACATCCTTGATGGTGTTACTGCAACAGCTGCAGAACTTAATATACTTGATGGTGTTACCTCAACTGCAGCAGAATTAAATATCTTAGATGGTGTTACTTCAACAGCTGCAGAATTGAATATACTAGATGGTGTAACAGCTACTGCCGCAGAAATAAATACACTAGATGGTGTAACAGCAGTCGTTGGTGAACTTAATGCTTTAGATTTAGGTAGCACAGCAGTTGGTACTGCGATAGCAAGTAAAGCAGTTATATTAGACGCAAACAAAGATTATACAGGAATAAGAAATTTAACTTTAACAGGTGATCTTACAGTTGGTGGTGATGATATTACTATGGGTACTAACACTGCAGGTAATATTTTAGTTGCAGATGGCACAAATTTTAATTCAATAG